CTGATGAAACTGGAATAGTAGTCTGTGCATCAGACTATAAAGGTAAATTTTATATATTAAATGATTTATCTGGTAAGTACACGCCTGATGCTTGGGCTAAAAAGACTGTTGAAGCATACGAAAGCTATAAAGCTGACAAAGTTATAGCAGAAGTCAACAATGGTGGTGATTTAGTGCAAAAAGTAGTCAAAACCATAGATCCTAATGTAAGTTACAAGGCAGTAAGAGCAACTCGTGGTAAATTTGTAAGAGCAGAGCCAATAGCAGCATTATATGAACAAAAAAGAGTCAAACATGCAGAAAGATTCAATAATTTAGAAGATCAGCTCTGTAGCTACAATCCTGAAATAACTTCACAGTCTCCAGATAGACTAGATGCTTTAGTTTGGGGACTAACTGAGTTAAGTTCAAGGTCAGGTATTGCTAGTTGGAGAATAACATGATTAATTTAAAAACACCTCAGCAAAAGCTAAATGAATGGCGAACTCAAAACAATATGCGTAGAAATTATGAGGTAAAGTTGGCTGCTGCTTTGAAAAAAGAATTTTTAAGAACTGCTAAGACTATATCAAACAATTATATAATATCTAGGTCAGATGCTGTTAATTTAGAATCTAGAGCACATTATAACAGATTGAAGTCAATAATATTCACTCACTGGAGTTCAGTAACACAGAATTTTAGAAGAAGAACTTTTGCTATGTTAAGAAATATTATAGAAAAAGAACAGAAAGAATACGAAGACGATTTTGATCGTGAATTTGAAAACTTTTTGTTTACTAATGGCGCAGAAAAGGTTACTAATATATCATCGACTACTATTGCAAATATTCGTAATGCAATAAATAGTGCGCAGGCTGATGGACTTGACGTTTATACAACTGCAAGAAGAATTTTAGAACTTAGCGAGATCGATTCAATAACAAGAGCAGTATTAATTGCAAGAACAGAAACTCATCAAGCTGCAAACTTCGCAAACTTTGTTTCACTTGATGTTGTAAACATTCCTAACACTACAAAGGAATGGGTTGCTGTTAATGATGCTCGAACAAGAGATGACCACAGTATTGCTAATGGTCAAGAAGTCGTTAAAGATGGAGACTTCGTCGTTGGCGGTGCTTTATTGAAGTATCCTGGAGATCCTTCTGGTCCTGCTGGACAGGTTATTAATTGTAGATGTACATTTGTAGTGAATGTACCTGAACCAGACTTTGGAGGATTTTAAATGAAAGAAAAAATAACTGAATTGTTTTGGGACTCTGTTTACTTCATACAGGACAAATGGCACGAAAGTAAAAGGAATAAAATAATTATGATTTTTGTCGTTGTAATTATTCTTTCTTTAATCTTTAGCTAATGCAATTTAATTTATCAAGGAGATAAATATATGGACGAAAAATATCATCACATGGATAAAGACAAAAGAAAAAAGAAACCTAAAAAAAAGGAAGAAGTTGCAAAAGACACATACGATAATCCTGGAGAAGCTGCAGCCAGAGCAAAAGAAATAGGTTGCACAGGAATACATACTGTAGATGGTAAATTCATGCCATGTAAAACTCACTCAGATTATTTAGAAGCAACTTCTAAAGATGATGAGAAGTATGGCAGCATGCGTAAAAAACCAAAAGATAAAAAAGATGAAGACTGTGGCTGTGATGGCTTTGCAGATTATGATGAGTTAGATGATACTAATTGGGTTGATCAGAGTATTGCAGAAAAAGGACAACGACAAGTTTATGAATGTGAAATAAAAACTGAAGCAGATGAAGAGGGCATGTTTGAAGGCTATGCATCTACTTTTGGAAACATAGACAAAGGTAATGATGTTGTCGTTAATGGGGCATTCAGAAAAAGTTTACGAAGAAGACCTTATAACAAAGTTAAACTCCTTTACCAGCATCGTACTGATGAGCCAATAGGCGTCTTCAGAAGCATGAGAGAAGATGATAGAGGGTTATATGTTAAAGGTCAATTAGCTATGGGCACTCAAAAAGGAAAAGAAGTTTATGAACTAATGAAGATGGGTGCTCTTGATGCAATGTCAATAGGATTTAAAGCAGATCCAAAATCTCAGTCTTATGACGAAAGAAGACGCAGAAGATTTTTAAGAGATGTGGATCTAATGGAAGTTTCCCTTGTTACCTTTCCGATGAACGACAAAGCACTTGTTCATCAGGTTAAAGGATCAGACAGAACTATTCGTGAGTGGGAAGATTTGCTGCGGGATGTAGGAGATTTATCACGGATGGAATCAAAAATGGCTGCAAAGGCAGTTGTAGATGTTCTTGAGCAACGAGAGGTTGCTGAGGACTTTGGTGATGTTTTAGAATCAATAGAAAATATAAAGAAAGTCTTAACAACAAACAACCTTAACTAAGGAGGGTACGATGGCTGATAATAATCAAGTCAAAGAAGCAATCGAAAGCCTAGGAAAAACTTTTGAAGAGTTTAAATCGGCTAACGATGATAGGCTTGCCCAATTGGAGTCAAAAGGTTCTGTTGATGTTATTACTGATGAAAAATTAGGTCGTATCGAGGAAGATCTCGATAAGATTGAAGTAATCAATCAGGAAGTAACTAAACAGTCTATGGCTACGAAAGAGCAAGACGAAAAACTAGCTCGTATCGAGAAACTGTTGTCTAGACCTTTATCATCAAAGGACGAAGTAACGAAAGTTGACGAACAAAAAGCAGCTTTTGAAAACTATCTGAGAAAAGGAAAAGACAATGTATCTCCAGACGAGTTAAAAGTTTTAACAGCATCTACTGATACTGCTGGTGGATATTTAGCTCCACCTGAGTATGTAAGAGAGCTGACTAAAACTATAATCGAAATCTCACCAATAAGAAGTATTGCGAGAGTGAGAAGTACGACTAACAGATCAATTCAAATCCCAGAAAGAACTGGAACTTTCTCTGCTGTATTTGTAGCAGAGCAAGGAACTCGTTCTGAGACTACTGGATATGCAACTGGTTTGAAAGAAATACCAACTCATGAACTATATGCTTTAGTTGATATCTCTGAGCAAGAGCTAGAAGATTCTGTCTTCAATCTTGAGCAAGAAATGTCTGCTGAGTTCGGTGAGCAGTTCGCAAAAGCAGAAGGAACAGCTTTTGTAAGTGGTAATGCAGTTGGCAAGCCAGAAGGGATTTTAACTAACTCTTCAGTTGCTACTGTAAATTCAGGTGCTGGTGCTGCCCTAACAGGCGATGGACTAATTGCACTTTATCACGAGCCAAAGGCTGAGTACGCACAAAATGGTACTTTTGTTTTCTCAAGAGCAACATTAGCAGAAATTAGAAAGTTAAAAACTTCTAGTAATGACTATTTGTTCCAACCAGGAAACCAATTGTCAGGTGGTATGGTAGCAACTATTTTAGGTGCACCATATGTACAAGCTACTGACATGCCATCAGTGGGTGCTGGTAACAAGCCAATCGCTTTCGGTGATTTCAGAAGAGGTTACATGATTGTTGATAGAGTAAACCTTGCGATCCTAAGAGATCCATTTACTCAAGCAACTTCAGGTAATGTCCGATACATTGCTAGAAAGAGAATCGGTGGTCAAGTTATCTTACCAGAAGCAATCAAAACTCAAACAGTAAGTGCATAATAGGAGGACAAAATGCGAGATCTTAAAAATAATATCGGAGTTGTTCAATCATTAGCACCAGCTGCAAGAGATGCAGATGCCAACGGCACTGGAGTAGATTTACAAGGTTTTGAATCTGCTACAGTTGTAATTGACATGGGTGCGGAAGGAATAACTTTATCAACTACAAATAAGATTGAAATCGAATTAGAGCATTCTGATGATGATTCAACTTATACTGATGTAACATCTTCAGCAGATGTGATCGGTGCAACACCAGACTCAAGTGGAGTAATTGCTACATTTGATGCTAACGGAGAAGCACCAGCAATATCTTCTGTCGGTTATATCGGTGGTAAAAGATACATCAGAGCAGTTGCAAACTTCTCTGGTACACATGGAACAGCAACACCATTAGCTGTATCTGTGATTAAAGGACATGCAAGAAGCAATCCTGTTTCTTAATTGTTAAATTTTTAGAGTGGGAGTTTATGCTCCCACTCTAATTTAGGAGGAAAAATGAGAATTAAAGTTTTAACAAGTTGTAATGGATCATCTAACCCAGAGGGTTCTGTCTCTATGACTTATAAAAAAGATGAGATTTATGACATGTCAGCAGACTGGCAAATGAAAGTTGCTAACTCACTTATATCTTCAGATTTAGCTATTGAAGTTAAGGATGAAGTTGTAAAAGAAGAGAAGCAACCAAAAGAGAAAAAACCTAGTAAAAAAGGTAAATTTGTTTTATAATGGCAAGTGCAGGTATTCATCATTTTATATGTGATCAAGGTGCTACATTTAGAAAAACTTTGACACTGAAAGAAAGTGATGGTTCGCTGGTAAACTTAAACGGATATACTGCTAGAATGAAAATAAAAGACGAAGTTGGAGGAACTTTAATCAAAAGTTTAACCAGTGCAAGTGGCGGTGGATTGTCCATCGGTGGATCAACTGGAAACAATGCCAATGGAGAGATCGATATATTAATTAGTGCTTCTGATACTACAAGTTTCTCAGCACCTACCACTGCTGTTTATGATATTGAAACAGTAACTAGCGGAGGCATAGTTGATAGAATTTTACAAGGTAAATTTATTATTAACCCAGAGGTGACAGACTAATGGCAAATCAAAGAAATACAGTTACAGTTTCTGATTCAGGAGTTGTACAAATTGTTTCTGTTGGAACTCAAGGACCAGCAGGTAGTGACTCTTTGATGACCAAAGCAGTTATCTCTGCAACAGCACAGGCTAATATGATTTTACAATTTAACTCAAGTAATGATCAATGGGAAGGTGTTACATCTACAGATGGACTTACTATTGATGCAGGCACATATTAAGGAGGATAGTTATGGCCAATACAATTAAGATAAAAAGAAATACTGGCTCTACTGCACCAACTACTTCTAATATTGCACAAGGTGAATTAGGTATATCGGAAAGTAATAAGATTCTTTTCTATCGTGATGCCAGTGACAATATT